GTTATCTGTCATGAAAACAAATAACCTTTTGTAATAAACAGATATTTATAAGAAAAGAATTTTTATGAGCGTTAAAACTATTTTAGACAACTATTTGGGTAAGAACACCAAATATTCCGAAAGACCAAATGGAGACGGAACATCACAAGTTTGTGATTTAGAAACCGGAGATTGTTATACTGTGAGTGTTAAAGACGGTTTGATTGAGAGATTTGACAACACAAAAAAAGTTAACAGAAGAGTGCAAGTTGAAACCCCTATGGGTGTTAAACAATTATTAAACGGATAACAAAAAAATGAAAACTGACGAAAGAATATTATCGGAGATTAAAAGATATAATTCCATTAACAACTATATAATGGAACAGGATGCTTTAGATGCTCCTGACTTAGGTGCAGGACCGACACCGGCTCCTGATTTAGGTGGAGCGCCTGCAGATGCTCCTCTTGCAACACCGGCAAACACTACACCACAAATTATTGATGTAAAAACTGATACCGATGTTCAAAAAATTGATAGCAAGGGAGAGTCTGAAGAAATTGACTCAAGTACTGAAGAATTGGATATCACTGATTTAGTTGATAGCCAAAAGAAAATTGAAAGTAAACAAGAGGAATATTTCCAAAACTTGTTTGGTCAGTTGGAAAATTTACAATCTAAATTAGGTGAAATGGATGGGTTAGTTCAGAAACTAAACGACATTGAAACTAAACTTGAAAAATACAGACAGAAGACTCCTGAAGAAAAGTTGGAGTTAAGAAGTTTAGATTCAGGTCCATACAATCAAAAACTGACAGACTATTTTTCAGACAAACTTCCTGAAATGGAAAAACAGGGTAAGGAGTACGTTTTAACAACCGATGACGTACAAAGTTTCTCACCAAATGAAATTAAAAAAACATTTGCGGCGGAACTCCCCTCAATGAACACGAGAAACTATAACAACTAAAATAACAGAGGGGGATGAAAATCCCCTTTTTTATTCCTATATTTACAACCCCTTGACGAACAAACTAACTTGACGATTTGACAAACGAGAAATTAACAACTATATTTTATAAACACTTAAAAACAAAATTATTATGACAAATGTATTAGATGCAGTATTGGCGCAGTATGAAAAAAACACAGCGAACTTTGGCGAAGACAGAATGACACAAGAGGAAAGAATGAAAAAGTATTTCGCTTGTATCCTTTTAGACAATGAATCACAAGGACAACGTAAAGTACGTATCCTTCCAACTAAAGATGGTAGTTCACCCTTTAAAGAAGTGTGGTACCACGAAATCCAAATTGACGGGAAATGGACAAAATTGTACGACCCGGGTAAAAATGACAACGAACGTTCTCCTTTAACAGAGGTTTACGAAGAATTGGCATCAACAGGTAAAGAATCTGACAAAGAATTAGCGAAACAATACAGGTCACGTAAGTTTTACATCGTAAAGGTTATTGACCGTGACAAAGAACACGAAGGTGTTAAGTTTTGGAGATTCAAAGACAACTATAAAAAAGACGGAGTATTGGATAAAATTATTCCAATTTGGAGAGCAAAGGGAAACATTACCGATGCTGACACAGGTAGAGACCTAATCATCCAACTCCAAAAATCAAAAACAAATGCGGGCAAAGCGTACACTTCAATTCAGACAGTGATGCACGACGACCCATCACCATTACATACTGACGCTGAGATTATGAAATCTTGGTTGGAAGATGACTTGGTTTGGGGTGATGTTTATTCTAAAAAACCCGTAGAATACTTAGAAGCAATTTCACGTGGTGAAATTCCAAAGTGGAATCCTGAAACCCAAAAATGGGTTTATGGTGATGAGGCAATCATGACTATGGGTGGAAAAAAAGAAATGGGAACTTCTTATTCTGACCCACAGGCAGAAGCATCGCCTGACGAGGACTTACCATTCTAATTACTTTGAGCATGGACACTTACTTAGACATAGTGTCCATGCTCTTTATTTTTAATAAAACAAACAAACGTATATATAATGGCAATTAAGAAAAAAGAATTTGGAGATATTAAGAAACAGTTTTCTTCCTCCGCAAAATATAAACCACAAAGATTTCTTGACTTAGGGAAAGACTTCTTAGATGCGGTTGGATTACCTGGTCCCTCTATTGGTCATTTGAACATGTTCTTGGGTCACTCAGATACAGGTAAAACAACTGCGGCGGTTAAGTCGGCAGTTGCTGCTCAGAAAATGGGTATACTTCCCGTGTTTATTATTACCGAACAAAAATGGAGTTTTGAACACGCAAAACTTATGGGTTTTGAGTGTGATGAGATTATTGACGAGGAAACAGGTGAAGCCGATTGGGACGGATTTTACATATTTAACAACAACTTTAGTTACATTGAACAGATTACTGATTATATCAATAGTTTGTTAGATGCTCAAGAAAAGGGTGATTTGGATTATAGTTTGTGTTTTATTTGGGATTCAGTTGGTTCAGTTCCTTGTAAGATGACTTATGAAGGAAAAGGTGGTAAACAACACAACGCAGCGGTTCTTGCCGACAAAATTGGTATGGGTATTAACCAAAGAATTTCAGGTTCTCGTAAAGCGGATTCAAAATATGAGAACACATTGATTGTTATCAATCAACCTTGGGTTGAATTACCTGACAATCCATTTGGTCAACCAAAAATTAAAGCAAAAGGTGGTGAAGCGATTTGGTTAAACTCATCTTTGGTATTTTTGTTTGGTAATCAAAAAGGTGCGGGAACAAACAAAATTTCCGCAACAAAAGACAAAAGAACTGTTAAATTTGCAATCCGTACAAAAGTTTCTGTTATGAAAAACCACATCAATGGTTTGGGTTACGAGGATGGAAAGATTATTGTTACACCTCATGGATTCTTGGCAGGAAAAGATGCGGCTGAAGAGAAATCTTCCATTGAAGCGTACAAGAAAGAATATGCTGAGTATTGGAATCAAATCATTGGTTTAGAAGGAGATTTTGATTTGAAAGAGGAAGTTGAACAAGCATAAAAACATTATAGTGGAAAAGACCTTATTAGTAGACGGAGATAATTTATTCAAAATAGGTTTTCATGGGGTAAAAGAATATTACCACAATGGAAATCATATTGGAGGTCTTTTCCACTTTATCAATACTCTCCGTAGACACTTAGACGAAAACAATTTTGATAAAGTCTTAGTTTTTTGGGACGGTCCCGACAATTCAATTGTTAGACAAAAAATTTATCCCAACTACAAACAAAACCGTAGAACATCTCTCAACGAATTTCAAAAGGACAATTATTATTGGCAAAAAAACAAGGTGAAAAAATACCTTGAAGAAATGTTTGTCAGACAAATTGAATTTGAACAATGTGAAGCGGATGATTTGGTTGCTCAGTATTGTTTAATTGCACCAAATGAGAAGAAGACCATATTCTCTTCAGACAAAGATTATTTACAACTTGTAGATGAAAACACAACGGTATATGCACCTATTGCCAAGATTTATTATAAGTCAGGTGATAAAGTAAGAATATTTGAATATGAAATACCTGTCACTAATGTTCTGACTTACAAAATTTTAACAGGTGACAAATCAGACAACATTGCGGGTATCTATGGATTAGGTGAGAAGAAACTTATCAAATTCTTTCCTGAATTGCTTGACGAAACCATTTCTATTGATGATATTTTAACTAAGGCAGAACTTTTAATAAAGGAGGACAAAGACAACAAGACACTTCAAAATCTCTTAACTGGAAAAACAAAAGAAGGTATATTTGGAAATGAATATTTTCAGATTAATAAAAAAATTGTTGACCTCAAAAACCCACTACTAACAGACGAAGCGAAAGAGATGGTTCAGGATTACTGTACCGAATCTTTAGACCCCGACGGAAGGGGTTATAAGAACCTTATCAGAATGATGACTGATGACGGTCTCTTCAAATACCTACCCAAGTCAGACAATGCTTGGGTATATTTCATCACACCATTTTTGAAACTAACAAGAAAAGAAAAAAGAAAACACACACAAAACAAAAATTAATATGAAAGAGCAAGAATCAGTAAAATTAGAATTTTTGATTACGTTAAACAATAACATTGTTATTCAACGTTTCTTCAATGTCAAAAACTACAACAATGATGCAAAAAATTCTCTAAACCTATATTGGTATTTAAGAGAATTTGCCGAAATGTTTGCGTATGACCTAAAAATGAAAACAGTTGTCTACATGATGGATAATCAAGAAGAAATTATGGAAGACGCATCGGTCTTATCAACTTCAATGACTGAAGGTGAAGAAGTATTTAACATTTATTTAAAGATTGGTGATATGACAATTTGTCAGAGACAGATTGATGCAAAAATCTACCCACCTAAAATAAGATACACCGTAGACATACGTCCGCAAGTAAAAACCGTATTAAAGGATTTGACTGACATTTTTTCAGACGATGATTTAATTTACACTTACCATGGAATTAGTTTAGTTGGGTAATATTTATCAAATCCAAGAGGAGAATAAATTATGTCAATACAGAGAAATTTTGAGTATTTAGGTCAGTCATTTCAGTTACAATTATTAAATCAAATTATAGTAGATAAAGATTTCACACATTCAATTATAGACGTAATAGAACCCTCTCATTTTGAGAATAA